AACACAGGAAACACTATTACTTTTGAAGGCTCAGTTGCTGACGGTTATGAAACCATATTAACAGTTGTAAATCCAACAGGCTCAGATAAAACAGTATCTTTACCTAATGCTACAACAACGTTAGTAGGTACAGATACTACAGACACACTTACAAATAAAACTTTAACATCTCCTTCAATAAATGGTGCTTATACATTACCAACATCAGACGGAAGTAATGGACAAGTAATACAAACTGATGGTGCAGGTACATTATCGTTTGCAGAATCAAGTGGCGGCGGTGGAGGAAACAACACAGCAGTAAAACAATTTAATTACTACAAACTTACAACTACATCTGCGGTAATTGACGAGTTTGATTTAGGAGCATTTAGAGGTGCTGTTTATGATGTTACAATGGAAGATCATGATAATTCATTAATTGGTCATGTAAAAGTTTCTGTTGTACACAATGATTCTACTCCTTATATTTCTGTATATGATGTAAATGAAGACAGTACAAACATAGTTAATTTTACTGCGGCAATATCTGGAGATATGTTACAATTATCTGGTTCAACACAAAGCTCTACACATACAAATTTAAGAATTTATAGAATTGCATTAGGTGATCATCATGAAACAGTAGCAAACACAAACTCAAAAATTATAGCATCAAGCACAGCAATCACTACTGCTGGAGTAACATTAGATCAGTTTACAAAAACAGATATACAAGGTGCAAAATATGTTGTGTTATTTAAAGATTCAACGCAAACAGAATATCAAATTTCAGAAGTAAGTTTAACTCATAATGGTACAACTGTATATTTTAACGATTATGCCAAAGTATCTACTAGAAGTGATTATGCTTTTACTTTGTCATCAACAATTTCATCAGCAACATTAACATTAACAGCGGCATCAACTGGTGGTACAACTGCCACAGCAATATTATATAGACAAGATTTAGGATCTAAAACAAAATTAGGTGAAGTTGATAATAACTTATACGGTAAGAAAAGTGATATAGATTCTACTGTTGAAACCATTGATTCGTTTGACGTATTCAAATATAGATCTGCAAGATATTTTATAAATGTAGGAAATTCTGGAAGTACTGAATATCAGAATTCTGAGATTGTTATGACCGTAAATGTGGCAGGTACTGATGCAACAATATCTCAAAGTTCACTTGAAACAGGAAATAATTCTCTTGCAACATTCACAGCAGATGTATCTAGCGGCAAAGCAAGACTACGAGCTTCGTGTTCTACTAATAGTGTAATTTACTTTGCAAGACTAGGAATGGAAGCCAAAAATATTTACAGAGCAAACGCACAAACATCAGATGATTTATATATTACACATAACAATATTAAACTAACAGCAGAAATGCTTGACTTATCCGGTGCAACTGGATCATTAAAACTACCTTCTGGTACAACTGCACAACGTTCAACAGGTGCAGTTGGTATGTTAAGATATAATTCATCATCAAGCACATATGAAAGATATGATAGTAGTGGTTGGACAGCAATTACAACAACTGCTTCAACATCAGATTTAAGTGATACAACAACAGGAAATAAAACTTCTATTGGAACTTCTGTAACAACTATTAATAGTTTTGATGAAACTGACTTTGATTCAGCATTTTATATGGTGGTAGCAAGAGACGAAATTAATGAAGAAACGACCGCAGAGCAAATAAGTTTAGTACACAATAATACAACGGCATTTGTTGCATCAGGTGGTAGTGTGCGATCGGGATCTAATGCTCATTTAACATATACAGCAGACATTAGTGGTAGTACAGTAAGATTAAGAGGTACAGGTACAAGCGATGTAAACTCCATAAAATATTTTAGAATTGCGATGGGTGACAGTACAAGTGCTACGTCATCAGGTAACACTGCAATTATATTAAACACAGATGTTGATAGTGCTGTAGAAAATATAGATACTTGGGCTCATGCTTCTTATAGAGGCGCAAAATATTATATTAGTGCAAACAATTCATCAAAAACTGAATTACAAAATATAGAGTGTTCAGTTGTTCACAACGGAACAACCGCCTTTATTGCAACATACAACGACGTATACACTGGTAATAATCCATTAGTGTCATTGACAGCAGATATTAGTGGAAGTAACGTAAGACTACGTGCATCAGGAAATGAAACAAATACTGCTGTTAAGATGTTTAGAATTTTATTAAGTGATTCTGAAGCGGCTGTTTCTGGTGACAATACAAAAGTTGTTGCATCAGTAACAGTATCATCATCTGAAACAGCAATAGATACTTTCTCAAGTGATTCATATACCGGTTCTCACTATGTTGTAGTTGGTTACAACTCAAGTGAGTCTGGTACGCCAGCATCTATTTCAGAAGTATTTGTAGTACATGACGGAACAACTGCTTACGTAAGTTCAGGACCAATTGTATCATCAAAAGGTACAGACCAATTAACATTTACAGCGGCATTATCAGGTACAACAGTAACATTAAACGCATTGAGTACAAGTGGAGGCTCAACTACTGTTAATGCTTTTAGAACACATATAAAAAGAGAAGCGGCAGGTGCCTCAACATCAATACAAGTTTTAACAAGTAATGATCAAGCAATCACAGGTACAAAAACATTAGCTGATAATGTTAAATTAAAGTTTGGTACTGGTGGTGATTTAGAAATTTATCATGATGGTAGCAACAGTTATATTGATGATGCAGGTACTGGTTCACTAGTTTATAGATCAGGCACACAAACATTTCAAAATGCCGCTGGCTCAAAAACAATGGCTGTTTTTAATGCGGCAACTTCTGTTGATTTAAATTATAACAGTACAACAAGATTACAAACATCATCTACTGGTGTTACATTAAGTGGTGCTATGGCCATGGGAGTTGTATCTGATCCGTCAACCGTAGCCAACTATGCTCACGTTTATGCTAAAGATGATTCAGCAAGTGCTGAAGTATATGTAAGAGATGAAGCAGGAAACGTTACAAAACTTTCACCGCACAATAAACAAGGTGAATGGGAATATTTTTCAAGAAATACTATAACAGGTAAAACTGTTAGAGTTAATATGGAAGAAATGATTAAAGATATTGAAAAACTAACAGGTAAAAAATATATTAAGGAGGAATAATGCCAAAAAGATATAGTTTAATGAAAGTAGAAGATGACGATACTGAAGGTAAAACAGTAACGGATACAGATGCTGACTTTCACAAAAAACAAATATTTCATAAAGTACAAATTAAAAATCAGTCTACTAGTGAAAGTGCATTATTACTTTCTACATTAGACGATGGATCAGCAAGTGGTCCTTTACTTACATTAGAGAGATTTTCTGACAGTCCAGCAAAAAGTGATATATTAGGAAAAATACAATTTAAAGGCAAAAACACAGACGGCGATATGATCCGTTATGCAAGTATTAATACTAAAATTAGAGATGCAGGAGCAACAGACGATTCCGCATTAGAATTTACTGTAAGAGTTGGCGGGTCTCACAAATCAATGTTGATAGTACAAAACGATGGCGTAATTGTTCACGTAGATAAGCCTTTAATGTTACAGGCTTCTGGTTATAAAAAAACTAGATTGTTTGGTACCAATGCAACTGCAAGAAGAGATATATATTTTCCTGATCAAGCTGGTACTGTAATGGTTAACGAATCAGGCAAAATAATGGCAACTGATTTGCCTACAAGCGATCCAAGTAATGCTGGACAACTTTGGAATGATTCTGGTACAGTAAAAATTAGTGCAGGATAATGAAATTTATTATAATATTTGTGTTACTCAGCCTAACTGTTTTATTAGTTGAATGCTCAGGTTATAAATTTAATTTTACGTGTAATGACTTTAGTAGTGAATTAACTCTAAAAGAAAATGCTAAAAATTTAAAAGAATGTGAGGAAAATCAATTTCAATGGAAAAGAACTTTTTAATAGATAGCATTTCCATAAAAAGATAAAACAATCATAGCAATTATAAAAAGTGCCATTAAAAAAATAACTATTTTTCTTATCATTTAAACAATTAAGTCTAGAATAGTTTGTAATTTACCTTTAATTGCTTTATTATTGAGAGTATTTCGTAAACCTGCGTGTAAATTTTTTGGCCAACATTCAAAATTACACCAACAATATGCTGAATGCTCTTTGTTTAATTTTGCTACAAATTCATTTTCAATTGCAATAAGATATGTATTAAAGAAAAATTTTTGATCGTTTGACGTAAACAATTCTAATGGAATTACTTTTTTAAAAGTAGGAGTTGTTCCTACTTCTTCATTAATTTCTCTCTTTAAACCTTCAAATGCAGACTCCGTATAACGTGCCCTACCGCCAACTAACCCCCACATACCTTTAGTTTTAAAATCGGTTCTTTGTAATAAAAGAAAACGTTTAGTAGAAGTGCTATAAAATAACGCACCAGAACAAATAATATTCTTTTCCATTCTTTATTATAACAATTTAACTTAAATTAATCAAGGAGTAGTTGCATCTGAACTTGCATCATATCCAGTATTTCCGCCGCCATCTAGTACAATACTCCATTTACCAGCGTAATAAATTCCTTCATATGATTTAACCCAGTCTGTTCCATTAAAACGATACTGAATTCCTGTGTATGAATTAGTAATATAATGTTGCGTTGAATCTGGATTTGATGCATCAAAAACTTTTAACCATTTGCTTTGACCTGAGCTATATTCAATAATATCTCCTACACTTGCAATCAACGTTCCCCAAGTTGCACTTTGCACTGATGCTGTAGAATCTCCAACGTCATTTATAATCAAATATCTATCAGCATTTACAGGTGTGCCTGGATCATATGTTGCAGGATTAATTATTTTTTTAACTGATGTTAACGTATTTGTTGGCACCGTGTCAGAATCAATGTTAAACAATAATATTGTGTCGTCTAATGTAGAAGTTGCAATAGTACCAATTATTTCATTTCCTGTTGGCAGTGTTAATCTTATTTGAGATGTACCATTTGTAACTTTGCCATATTGATTTAAAAGAACTTTCCAATTAACTGCAGGTCCAAATGTTTCAAAAGGATCAAAATTTGATGGCTCATTAGCACCTGTTTGGTACCCATCGCCTCCACTTGTTACAGATGTACCGGTTGATCCTAATAATCTTAATTGGTTTCCGGTCACTAATAATCCATAATTGTTTGGTGTTATATAACTTCTTGAAAGTAGAGATCCATCTATTAACTCTTTTGCAATTCCTCCGTCATCATCATATATGCTCATTATAATTTTTTGTATTACACCTAATTTTGATACTTTAACAGGAGGTGATAACCATATTGGCATAGAAAATTGTAATGTTGCAACATCAATTTCTGAATCTGCACCAATTGGAATAGTTCTAGAACTAAATGTTGTTCCTGTTAATTCAACATAACTTAAACTTGTCCAGTCAATATAGTTGTCTGTTTTTTGTATTTCAAAGTCTGGATTAAACAAATATAAAATTTGTTCCATTATTTGTAATTTTTGATCTGTATTAGTTGTCCAAATATCTGCTGATACTTCTAATCTAAAAGGAGACGGCATAACTTTTTCTACAGTATATCCTGCACCTAACTTATCACTATAAGTTCCGTCTGGCAAAAGATCTCTTTCTTTTAAATGTTGTTTTTCAACATGATAAGGATTTTGCATTCTATCTCTATCATAAGTTAATTCTCTTACATAAGCGGCAATTCTTGGTGCGTACTGTAATGCATTTTCACTGTTATTTCTTATAATGTTTGCAACTTGTCTTGTAGGATCTCCATACACAACCGGAACTGCTCTTAAAGTTACTTGGTCGTTTTTGCCTTTTCCTGTCTCCACACTAAAATTACTCAAAATTCTTATAAATTGAGTTAAAAATTTTCTAATTTGTCCGTCGTAAAAGTGTAACATTTTTAATTGTCAGCCTTTGGTTTTAATGCGTTTGTTAATGATTGCCTTTGTTGTACCGTTAAACCATTAATAGTTGTTGTACTTGATTCGTTAACAAATTTTGTTTTCCAATTTGCTCTTGTATCATCGTTTGTTGTAGTTAACCTAACTGAATCCTCAATCTTAACCCATCTGGTTCCATCAAAACGGAATAATCTATTAGGTAAAAAGTCTGTTCTTAAGAAATAATCGCCATCAGCGTAATTACTTGGGAACGCTGTTCCGAATCCAGCCGGATGACCATTTGGTGCAACACCATCACCTCCCACATAAAAACCATAATGTGAACCTGCTGGTGTATCTATTACTGCATTTATTGGTTTATCCGAAATTCTTTCAGTTGTGTTTACATTGTCAGTTCTAATATTTCCTCTTTCATCAATTGGTGCAACATAATATTGCTTGTAATTAAATCCAGCTTTAGGAGAATCTGCTTCTGCCTGTGCAACTATTTGATCACTAATTTCTTTTTCTTTATTGTAGGTACTCATATAACTTGCAAGAGAACCTGTTGTTGTTGCGTCACCTATAATATCTCTAAATTCTTGTGCGTCAACTAGTGTTTTTAATTTTAATCTTAATAAGTGTGGCCACCAGGTTTGTGAAAATCCTTCTGCCGCTCTATTAACATCTTCTATTACATAATATCTTTTAAGTGCAATTGGTATAGTTTCATCTAATGAAAAATCTTCTTTCATATGCGGAAATTCAACAACATCTCCCGACATAGGTTTTCTACCTAATCTTTCAACAATATCATTCATATGTACAGTTAAAAATATAGTATCATTTTGTAAAAACATACCAAATTGTGATAGATTAAAATCTATATCTTGTACATTGTATATTCCTCGTACAGTATAAACATCTGATGAGTATTTTCTATCTCTATTTTCTAAAAATAATAAATCTTGGATCGTTGTTTCATTAATATTACTTTGAGCTCGTTGTGGCTGAGTGGGTGATGCTGATCCATCTTTGGTCTCATCACCTTGATCATATGGTCCTATATATTTGTGAAAGTGTAGGTCTGTTCCACCCACCGTAAACATCTCTTTGATGTTACGATCAAAAAACTTATAGTCGTTGCCTTTTTCAGGCTTAAAAATTGATAATCTTGGCATTCCATACATATTTATTGATAACACACAAGCCATAAATATGTGTATGTCAGAACTACAAACAGGTCAACAAGAAGTATTTGAATACGTTAAAGCTAATTTAGGTGAGGGCATGATTGACGTAGAATTAGACCCAAAACACTATCAAATAGCACTTGAAAGAGCCATTAACAGATATAGACAAAGATCGTCTAATGCTGTTGAAGAATCTTATGCTTTTTTAGAAATGAAAAAGAACCAAAATACTTACATTTTACCTGATGAAATAATTAACGTTAGAAAATTATTTCGTAGAACAGTGGGCTCTCGTACAGAAGGTGGAGAAGGTGGAACACTTTTCGAACCTTTTAACCTGGCATATACTAACACATACTTGTTAAGAGCAGGAGCAACAGGCGGACTTGCAACATACTTTGCTTTTGCATCTTATCAGGAATTAATTGGAAAAATGTTTGGAAGTTTTATACAATTTCATTTTGATGTTGCAACTAAAAAACTTACAATTACACAAAGACCTAGAGCAGATAACGAAGGTATTCTAATGCATACTGATAATTTTAGACCTGATATTACACTGTTTAAAGATATCTATTCTAAACCATGGATTAGAGATTACACATTAGCAGTATGTAAAGTTATGCTAGGTGAAGCAAGAGGTAAATTTAATACTATTGCTGGTCCACAAGGTGGTACAACACTTAATGGTGCTGAACTAAAACAAGCTGGTATGGCTGAGATGGAAAGACTTGACTTAGAAGTTAATAATTTCGCAGAAGGTGGAACACCACACAGTTTTGTTATTGGTTAATTCATTACTAAATCTTTTTAAATACGAGTATCATGTCAGATTCTCGATATAAATCATATTCCGATTGTACACTTGACGAACTAGAAATTATAATTGATGATCTAGAAAATATGTCTATTAGTGCATTAAGATCTAAGAATCTAGAAATACGTAGAAGCATACTTGGTGCGGTAAAAGAAGCCAAATTAGAGATTGAAAAACGTCTTAAAAAGTAGTATAATCAATTAATGTTAATAGGATTAGTAGGACTAATGGGTTCTGGCAAAGATACCGTTGCGGAAAGATTGGTAGAACAACACGGTTTTAAAAAAGATTCATTTGCAAAAAGTTTAAAAGATGCAGTAAGTTCCATGTTTAATTGGAACAGAGAAATGCTAGAAGGTGCAACAAACGAAAGTAGAGCATGGAGAGAACAACCTGATGCTTATTGGAGTGAACGGTTTGGTAAACCTGTAACACCTAGATGGATATTGCAATATTTTGGCACAGAAGTAATGCGTGGACAAATGTACGATGCAATATGGTTAGATAGTTGCTTAGGCAGATATAAAGGTGAACCTACTGTTATTTCGGATACTAGATTTATTAATGAAATTAAAACAATTAAAGCACATAGTGGCAAAGTTATATGTGTAAAAAGAGGCGAATTACCCACACAAAAAGAAATGCAAGATCGTGGAGCACATCAATCTGAATGGGATTGGCTAGATAGTGACTTTGATTACATTATAGATAACAACGGAACACTGGAAGAATTATTTGCAAAAGTAGATAAACTTACCCATCAGCTTCTAGATCTCCCATCTTCCATCGCAACTTCTTAACACTTGCTAATCGTTGACAATTAGCACATATAGTTTTTAAATTATGTGTAGCAACATTGTTCTTATTTCCATCTACAAAATACACATCCATTTGCATAAGTTCTTGGGGTTTAAACGCACATAATTCACACTTATTTTTTTTCTTATATCCAGAACGTTGTAATGGTGTTATACCACCTATACGAAGTTTCTTCTTTTTCCGTATACAAGTATCGCATAAGCTACGCCAATAAATTTTTTTACCTCGTCTATAACCCATGGCTCTAACTTTAATTTTGCACTGTTTACATAACGGCCTGGTACCTATAAACGGTTTCATGTGGTGCCTATATTCATTGTAACTGTATTTACGTAACCTATATAGGTACCTAAATAATCAAAATAAAGTCGTAGTTTACGTATATTGTAATAAATACTTCAAGTAACATAGACTTGCAAGGAGAATATTTAAATGGCATTAACATCACCAGGAGTAGAGGTAAGTGTAATAAACGAAAGTTTTTATGTACCATCAGATGCGGGTACTACACCTCTTTTTATAGTAGCATCGGGACAAGATAAAGCACCAGGCTCAGGCACTGGTACAGCAGTAGGAACAACAACTGCTAACGCAAATACAGTATATTTGCTATCTTCACAAAGAGAATTAACAGAAACTTTTGGAGATCCAAAATTTTATACAGACGCTTCAGGAAATTCATTACACGGTTATGAATTAAATGAACATGGTCTACAAGCGGCATATTCTTTCTTAGGAATAGCCAACAGAGCATACGTTTTAAGAACAAATGTTGACTTAACAGAATTAGTAGGTAGTGCATCGTCTCCGACAGCTAAACCTACAGACGGAACATACTGGTTTGACCTTGCATCAAGCAGTTTTGGTATTCAAGAGTGGTCACAAACTAATCAACTATTCACAGCAAAAACACCAACTTTAATTACAACAGTATCTAGTCTAGTTGGCAACAGTTCTACCGGAGCACCTAAAACATCAATTGGTGCAAAAGGTGATTATGCTGTAAACACAACACACGTATCAAATAAAATGTATTACAAAAACGATAGTAATGCTTGGGTACACGTAGGGTCATTAGCATGGCACAACTCACATCCAGTAAAATCAGTTGCATCAGGTACAACTGTAACTAATGGTAACACTATTCAAATTAATGGTATTTTAGTAACAACTGGTGGTACAGCATTATCAGATGTTGCAACAGCTATCAACACTGCAAACGCAGGTGGAGTTACAGCGTCAGTTAACGCAATAACAGGTAACTTAGAAATATTCCACAATGGTGGAGCATTTGGCGATTCAACTGCTGGCTTTAACACAATTAGATTTGAAGCAGGTGCTTCAGGTACACTGTTAGCAGATTTAGGTATTACAGCAGGAACTTACAAAGGTCCTAGATTCCAACAATCAGCACATACTAGCAGACCAACATGGAAAACAGCAGATCAAAATAGACCTAATGGTTCTATTTGGGCTAAAACAACTTCAGCAAATTCAGGTGCAAATGTTGTTGCTAAACTTTATAGTTCGGCAACTGCGGCATGGACAAGTGTAAATGCAAATTTATATGCATCACACAATTCAGCGATTTACAATGTTGATCCAACAACAGGCGGAACAGGTATAGCAGTTGGAACACTTTATAGTCAATATAATATAACTGAGCAATCAATGGACGGACAAGCAGATTCAACTCCTAATGTTGGTGATGTACAGTTATTTAGATATGAAGGCGGACAAACAGTTGTACAATCTAAAACAACTAGTCTAAGTACAACAGCAGGCGAAACATTTACAGTTAGAGAATCATTAAAAAATCAAGAAGCATTAGATACAGCAAAAACAGTTACTATGGTTTCTGGAGATGGTTCAACACTAGGTGACGCAGACGACTTTATAACAGCATTTACATTAGCAGGATTTACAAACTTAACAGCAGAAATTGTTACTTCAGGCGAGTATACAGGTGCAATTAAAATTACACACAAATTAGGTGGTGATTTTAGAATGAATAACACCAACGGTACACCACTTGATGATGCTGGTTTAGGTGTAGGTTCAGCACACGCATACGGAACTTATACTGCAAACAGTACAACTTTAATTGACAACTTATATGTTACTCCAACAGGTGATTCAGAAGATTCAACTGTAGGTAATGAAGTAATGGCAACTGGTTGGAAAAGATTATCTTATACTGCGGCATCAAGTTCACCAAGTAATGAACCAACAGATGGTACATTATGGTACGATACAACAATTGATTCAGCTGATATTATGGCACACAACGGAACAACTTGGATAGGTTATCAAACAGCATACGCAAATACAGATCCAAATGGTGCACAATTTAGTGCAACAGCGCCAACTACACAATCAGATGGTACTGCACTTATAACAAACGACTTATGGATTGATACTTCAGACTTAGAAAACTATCCAAAAGTGTACAAGTACAACACTTCAGCAACATTAAGTTCTACTAACACTTCAAATTCAGTAGCAGTTACAACAACTGGTGCGGCATGGGTAGCAGTAGACAAAGCAGATCAAACAACAGAAGACGGTATTGTGTTTGCAGATGCTAGATGGAATACATCAGCAGAAAAAAATGCAAATAACAGTACACAGGCTGGAACAGCAAGTTCAATTAAAGACTTGTTAACAGACGGCTTCTTAGATCCAGATGCACCAAATCCAACTTTATATCCACAAGGTATAATGCTTTGGAATACTAGACGTTCTGGGTACAATGTTAAAGAATACAAAAACAGTTACATAACAACTACAAAATATCCAAGTTCAGGATCAAGTGGATTAGGTAACATTAGATTCAGCAACGAAGCTGTAGGTGGTTACTACCCAGACAGATGGGTTACTAAATCAGGTAACAAAGCTGATGGTTCTGGCTGTTTTGGAAGAAAAGCACAAAGAAAAGTTGTTGTAGCACAATTAAAATCAGAACTAGATACCAACCAAGCAATTAGAGAAGACCAAAGAGGATTTAACGTAATAGCTTGTCCTGGTTATCCAGAGTTAATGCAAAATATGATTAACTTAAACACTGATAGAAACAACACAGCATTTATAGTTGGTGATACACCTTTAAGATTAGAAGGTACAGCAACAGCAATTACAAATTGGGCAAATAACAGTGCATCAGCTACTGATAACGGTGACGATGGACTAGTAAGCTCAAGTGATTACTTGGGTGTATTTTACCCATCAGGTTACAGCACAGACAACACAGGCAAAAAGATTGTTGTTCCGGCATCACATATGATGATTAGAACTTTAGCGAACAACGATAATGTTGCATTTCCTTGGTTTGCACCAGCAGGTACAAGAAGAGGTATTGTTGACAATGCAACAGCAGTTGGTTATATTAAAGCAACTACTGGTGAATTCCAAACAATTTCTGTAACAGAAACAATAAGAGACGCTATGCACACAGTAAAAGTTAATCCAATTACTTTCTTCTCAGGAGCAGGTATTGTTAACTTTGGTAACTTAACGAAAACAACGTCAAGTTCAGCATTAGATAGAATTAACGTTTCGAGATTAGCAGTTTACTTAAGAAGTCAATTAGATGCTATTGCTAAACCGTTTATATTCGAACCAAATGATGAATTAACTAGAAACGAAATTAAAGGTGCAATAGAATCATTCTTGTTAGAATTAGTTGGACAAAGAGCATTGTACGACTTCTTAGTAGTTTGTGATGATACAAACAACACAGCAACTAGAATTGACAGAAACGAATTGTATGTTGATATAGCAATTGAACCAGTTAAATCGGTTGAATTTATTTACATACCTTTAAGAATTAAAAACACAGGAGAAATTGCAAAATTAGGGAACTAATTTTTAGATAAATAGGAGAAACAATATGGCAATATCAACATTATCAAAATTTACAGTACCTTTAGCAAACGATCAAAGTTCAGCATCACAAGGCTTATTGATGCCAAAACTACAATATCGTTTTAGAGCAATCCTAGAAAATTTTGGAGTAACTACACCAAGATCAGAATTAACAAAACAAGTTATAGATATTACAAGACCTAACTTAACTTTTGATACAGTAACATTAGACGTTTACAACTCAAAAGTATTTGTAGCAGGTAAACATACTTGGGATCCAATTACAATCACATTAAGAGATGATGTTAACAACTCGGTTACTAAACTAGTTGGTGAACAAATTCAAAAACAATTTGATTTCTTTGAACAATCAAGTGCGGCATCAGGTATTGATTACAAATTTACAACTAGAATTGAAATGTTAGACGGTGGTAACGGAGCAAGTAAACCAAATGTATTAGAAACATTTGAGTTATACGGTGCTTATGTTGAAAACGTTAACTACAATACTTTAGCATATGCAACATCAGATCCAGCAACAATTACAATGTCAATAAGATATGACAACTGTATACAAACACCAACTGGTACAGGACTTGGTACAGCAGTATCAAGAACTATTGGTACACTTTCAACTGGTGGCGGACAATAAAATTTAAACCTGCAATTATAATAGAAAAAGCGTCTTTATAGGCGCTTTTTTTGTGGCTATAAATAACAGTATGCCAAGTATAAACAATTTTCTTAAAGGGTTTCAAGACGGTCTTCCGGGAATGAAAGACTACCGTCATGCGTCAAGACTTTACACTGACGATAATATGAGGCTATTGCCAAAACAGAAGTTTCTGTTTCATGTAGTATTAACATTAAATGATGTTGTTACACAATCTAAATTTACTCCTAATAACTTAATAGAATTGAATATGCTTGTTAAGGCTTGCGAACTTCCTCGTTATAATATGAACATTGAGGAAAAAACTCAATATAATAAAAAAATGTATACAGCAACACGTATTGCTTACGACCCAGTTAACATTACATTTCATGATGATCATGCTGACACTGTTAATGCTTTTTGGAAAAAATATTACGAATACAATGTTGCAGATTCGGTTCATCTTAATGAAGACCTAGCAGAAAATTATGCTAAAGATGATTATTATACAACAGACAGAAAAACTACAAAGTGGGGATTAGACACTCCTAAACAAAGTAAACTTCCGTTTATAAAAAATATCGAAATTTTTGTATTACATAAAAAAAGATTTACATCTTTTAGATTAGTTAATCCTGTTATTGGTTCTTTTAATCATGACAATTTAGATGCGGCAGACGGTACAGGAATTATGCAAAACACAATGCAAATTTTATATGAAACTGTAAGATACAGAACAGGTCTAGTTGATAAAACAAATATTAGAGGGTGGGCTACATTACATTATGATAACGAACCTTCTCCTTTAAGTGTACTAGGTAAAGGTACAACTTCTATTTTTGGTCCAGGCGGTATTGTTGATGGTGTTGGCTCTGTAATAGATATGGCTAAAAGCGGAAATATTTTAGGTGCAATTATTGGTGCATCAAACACATATAACAATGCTAAAAAAATGAAAAAAGCGGGTGTTAAAGAAGAATTAAAAGGAATTGTTAAAGAAGGAGTTTTAGAAGTCGGCAAACAAGCAGGTACTATTACAAATCCAGTAGGATCATTTGCAATTGGCGCCGTGGCGGCAACAGCACTAACTCTTGCAACGTCAAAAGGTTTAGTGGATAATCAAAATAAACAAAATACAACAGTAATATCAAATCCAGTTTTAGATAGTAACACTTATCTTACAGCAGACGAATCATACAACATTGTTATTACTAACGCAACTATAAGAAATTCTATTGCGGCAGGAATATATTATAAAGATGTAGGCTCTAGAAAAGGATTAACAATAGCAGAATCAGATGTTGAATATACAGGATCTACTGCTACAACAAAATCAGTATATAAAGCTAAAGCAAATACAAATATTCGTAAATTAGTAACTGAAGGATATATAAAAATTAATAGAACATCACACAACGTATCTATTATAACTGAAAAGGCAGGATTATAATGTCAGAATTTTATACAAACTTACCACCAAAACAAAAAGACGAACTAGACAAAACAATACAAAAATTAACAACAACAAATTACGAAGAAGAGTTTCAATTTAACGTAGGTGAGTATGATGCGGCAATTGGACATTTTGTTAAAAGAGGTTTTTCTAGAACTGCGGCAGAAACAACTGCTTATGTTATTTTACAACAAGCAAAAATAGACTCTGTTAGCCCACAAGAAATATTAGATCAATTAACAAACGCAGATGAGGCCCAACTGTCTGAATTAATAACAATTATATTAAATGCTAATAGATACAAGTCTAGTAGATTGGGAGTAAGACAAACTCGTTCAACGAAAGATACTGTGTCTAGAAACATTCTAGACTAATGAATCCAAGATTACCAAGATTTGCTAAAGGAAAATTTGCTCTAAAAAACCCAGAGAAGTATGTTGGTTTAAAAACGCCAACATATAGAAGCAGTTGGGAACAAGCATTTATGAGATTATGCGACGAACATCCTAACGTATACAAGTGGGCAAGTGAATCAATTAAAATACCTTATAGACATCCTCTTACAGGCAAATATACAATATACGTACCAGATTTTTTCATTGTTTATAACGACAAAGAAGGGCGTAAACACGCCGAAATGGTTGAGGTTAAGCCATTATCCCAGACAACAATGGAGGCGGCTGGTAAAAGTATGGGAAAGAAAAAACAAGTTGTGATAAACATGGCCAAATGGGAGGCCGCAAATGCTTATGCCAAACAAAATAAAATGAGATTTAGGGTAGTATCAGAAGACCAGTTATTTCATAATGGGAAACGTAAATAATCAAAATGACTAAAAAGTTAGAAGACATATTAAATTTACCAAACGTTAAAGATGCATTCGCAAAAGTTGATGCAAAAGAAAAAGAAAACGCTTTAAAAACTAATGGTACAGCTCTTCCAAAAAATGTTGACCCGCAAACACAGAAGAACCTGCAAAAAACTTATGCAGAATTTGACAAGATAGCGGCCGCTCTACCACAAGTAAAAGGACTAGGCGATCTAGGAGATCTAGAGTTAGATAAACTGGCTGTTGAAGCTGAAGAAAGTTATAAAAATTTAATGGACTTAGGAATGAACGTTGACTCACGTTATTCAGGACGTATTTTTGAGGTTGCAAGTTCTATGTTACGTAATGCCATAGATGCAAAAAGCTCTAAGATAGACAAGAAACTTAAAATGGTGGAATTACAACTTAAGAAGCTGAAACTGGACAAAGACGGAAAAGACGGTGGTCCGATTGAAGAAAGCGATGGGTTTGTTATATCTGATCGTAATGAATTAATGAAGAAATTACTTAAAACATCTGACACCAAGGAAGTGGATAAAGACTAAATAGTACTAATATGAGCACGTTTGCAAAATATCTAACAGAATCGACTAAAACTTACGAGTATAAAGTCAAAATAGCAGGTGATACTAAAGAGAATTTCGCTTCTCGTTTAGAGACGGCCTGTCAAAAATTTGAAATACAAAAATTATCTGCAGGAAAGAAAACTCCGATACAATCGCTACCTTTGGACTTTCCAGCATTATCAAACGAGTCTGTAACAATTTACGATCTTTCTACTTCTTATCCAGTATCAGTTAGAGAACTAAAAGAATATATTGCAGATTATATGAGAATTTCACCAGCACACGTAGTTGTGAGAAAACCAGGTGAACCAACAGAAGAATATCAAGATCAAATGGCAGTTGCAGGTAAATCTGAATACGTAAACAAATTACAAGATATTGAATATAAAGATGCGCCTAAAGTAAATGCAGAAGATTTTCATTCTACACAAGCAAACATGAGTTTGTTAAAAGAATTATTAAAAGATAAAAAACCACAAGAAGGTGTAAAACAAGAATTAAAAGATATTAAAGGTGCAACAACTAAAGATGATGCCCCAGCAAATTCACCTTTAACAAAAGCAACTAATCCACACCCAGACCCAAAGAGGAAATAATATTATGGAAATGATTGACGTATTAAAAGAATTATCGGGAATATCAACTAAAAGTCCGGAAGTTGCAAAAGCAATAGAACAAGTTCAAAAAACAAACCCAGCTGAAGTTAAAGAAGAAAATAGTTTAGTTGCAGGTAAAGAAGTTGAAGCGGCAGTTGATAACAAAGATTTAACAGTTAAAGAATACGCACCAGATAACAAAATGAATTTTGTTGATTGGTTAAAATCAAAAGGCAAAGATATTTATAAAGTTAAAGGCGACGAATATAGCGAATTAGCAAAGGCATTCCGAGCATACAAAAACGGCGAAACTAACGAAGGCGGTATGTCAGATATGCATATTGGTGCACAAGAAGTTGTAGGCGAATTTGTTGACGAAGACGGAAATTTAACAATGCCAAAAGCACAAGTTTTACAAGCACTAGCAAAAGAAAAAGCAACAGCACCTTTTCCAAAATCATACGAAATTGAAACTGCAATGGGTATGGTTAACAGCGATTTTGACGACGGTGGTTCTAGAAGACACGGAATTGACGAGCCAGAAGGAATAGACGATTTTGGAGGTCAAGAAAGCATGGAAGGAACAAGAGCACCTGGATCACCAGATCATGAATGTGGACAAGAGTGTGCAATACACAGTTGCGATTGTGAAATTGGACATAGCCAAAAAGAAAATGATGCTCCGGTTGTTACAAAAACTGTGCTAAATACAGAAGCAATGAAAACAGAAGGCAAAAAACCAATTAAAGAAGCAATAACAATGACTGCTGATTCTCCTGAAGAAGCGGGTATGTTAATGCAAATAATGAAACTTGCAGGTGTACACCAAGTAACACCAGACGAAATTGGTGCCGACGAACCAGAAGCTTCAACAGATATTCCAACTAATGACGCTGATACTGACGTAGAGCAAGGCGAGGAAGGAAATGAATGTCCAGTATGTGGAGATGATGCAGTTGGTTCAGAAGATATGGGCAAAATGAGAGATATGATTTCTCAACACGACACAACAGAAAACGAAACCGAAACTTGGGACAATGCACCAGATGAAAAAGTACAAGATGTAGACACATTAGTTAATGTTCATTCAGGTGGTTTAAACAAACAAAAACAACAAGTAAGAAAAGAATATCCAGGTGATAATCCATTAGCAGTAGAAGATACAGTTACTGAACAGGATTTAGCTGACAGTTTTAGAGCACAATACGAAGGCTTTAAAAAATCATATCAAGAAGCGGCAAAAGTTACTGAAAAAAAAGCAAAACCAGACTTCTTAGATATGGATAAAGATGGCAATAAAAAAGAACCAATGAAAAAAGCTATTGCCGATAAAAAATAAAAATAATCAAAAAATATGAGTGTAAACGGAAAAGTAAAATGGTTTAATCCCAACAAAGGGTTTGGATTTATAGCCAGAGAAGATAAAGAAAAAGATGTATTCGTTCACGTTTCAGCTGTTAAGGCCGCAGGTCTTGATAGTTTAAATGAAGGTGAATCAATAACATTTGACGTAGATATAGCGGCAAAAGGACCTTGTGCTGTTAATTTACAAAAGCCTGACTTAAACAGTTAGTTTTCTTAACATAAAAATAACCTTAAATACTATACTATGGCTTATGTCTCATTAGATAGTGAACAGATAAAACGTGCCCATAAAAAGCACAAATACACTAAAGAACAGGTGTTACAACTTGAACAGTGTATGAACAAGGACACTGGTCCTTTGTTCTTTATGGAAACGTTTATGAAAATTCAACATCCTGTAAAAGGTGAGATGCCGTTCAAGCCATATGAGTTCCAAAAAAGATTAATTGACGCATATAATAAAAATAGATTTAGTATTGCTATGCTACCAAGACAAACAGGTAAAACTACTTGTGCATCGGGATACCTTATTTGGTATGCTATGTTTAGACCAGATTCACAAATACTAATTGCCGCACACAAATACGCAGGAGCATCAGACATTATGTCTAGGGTGCGTTATGCTTATGAAATGTTACCTAGTTGGATTAAAGCAGGTGTTGTGCAATATAATAGAAATTCGATTGAGTTTGATAACGGTTCTAAAATATCAGCAACTACTACAACAGAAAACACAGGACGGGGTATGTCCTTAACAATGATTTATTGTGATGAGTTTGCATTCGTGCAACCACCCGATAAAGCAAAAGAATTTTGGACTTCACTATCTCCAACACTATCAACTGGAGGTAAATGTTTAATTACTTCAACTCCAAACAGTGATGAAGACCAATTTGCATTAATTTGGAAAGAGGCAAACAAAAGATTCGACGAATATGGCAACGATAAAATAGTAGGAACTAATGGTTTCTATGCCATGAAAGCACACTGGTCAGAACACCCCGACCGAGATGAGGTATGGGCGGAAACAGAAAGATCTAGAATTGGTATTGAAAGATTTAAAAGGGAACACGAATGTGAATTTTTAATCTTTGATGAAACATTAATTAACTCTACTAAACTAGCAGAATTAGAAGGTACTCTTCCTTTAGAAAACACAGGACAAGTACGTTGGTATAAAAGACCAACGCCTGGTATGACTTACATGGTTTCATTAGATCCTAGTATGGGAACAGGTGGTGACTATGCGGCTATACAAGTATTTGAATTACCCACAATGGACCAAGTAGCAGAATGGCATCATAACGAAACACCGATGAATCAACAAGTTAGAATACTACAAGGGATTACACAACATATTTGCGAAATAATTATGGAAAAAGATTCTAGTGCATCACCTCAAATATTTTATAGTATGGAAAATAATGCAATAGGTGAAGCGGCACTTTTAAGAGTTATGGATATTGGCGAAGAAAATATTCAAGGTATGTTTTTATCAGAACCTATCAGAAAAGGACATAGAAGAAAATTTAGAAGAGGCTTTAATACAACTGCAAAACACAAAATTGATGCTTGTACTAAATTTAAAGAATTAGTCGAAAACGATAAAATGAAACTTTGTTCAAAATTATTAATATCTGAATTAAAAGATTTTGTCGCAACTGGCATGAGTTTTAAAGCAAAACCCGGGCAACATGACGACCTTGTTAGTTCATGTTTATTAATGACACGTATGATGAAAGTATTGGCAGATTTTGATCCTAAAATATTTGAAAAATGGACTGATCGAACATCAGAGTGGACAGCACCAATGCCTATATTTGCAAACCTATACGGATAAGAATACTATAAATACACTATATGAACCCAAAAACGTCAGCTGACTTGTTTAATAAGATTAGATCACAATTTTCTAATATAGAAATAGGTAATGAATCGGGCGAACCTACAGCAGATGCTGGTGAGGCTGTATTTTTTGACTTTGAATTTAAAGAAGATGCTGATACATTTGGACGTGTAAGTGTGTCATTAGCAGACGGTGAAAATATGAAAGTATTTTACAACCGGGATTTAGTAAACAAAATTGACGAAGATAGCAAAACAGAATGGTATGCGTTTCTTAAAGAATTAAAAGACTTTGCAGTAGAGCATCAATTACGTTTTGATGTGCGTGATATAACTAAATCGAACCTATCGAAGCAAGATTATCAAAATCTCGCAGATGCGAATCAAACGGTAAATACTGATGATATGCAAGAAGAGATAGACAGAATTACTAAATTAGCAGGTGTTGAAAAGGCACCAATTGCAGAACCAGTTGCAGAAGGCTTAACAGGAACTTCAAAATCTTCATACGAAAACTTAGACAAAACAAGATTAATAATTAGACACTCAGGACCAGTTGATGAAAACGTACCTGGTGCAAGATCTAGACATATTAGTTCACTATACATTGAAAACGAAGATGGTGAAAGATTCAAATATCCAATTACTCATTTAGCAGGTGCAAGAGCAATGACAAGACACGTTGCTAATGGAGGAAGACCACATGACGAATTTGGAGAACACATTATTAAAACATCAGAAAATATTGCACAATTAAATTCATTTTCTAGATACGTTTCACACAAAGATCAATTAAATGATAATGCTGGTGATATAATTGAACAAACAAAATTAAAATTAGAAAATTTAAGAACGTACATGAAAAACTTAAACAAACAAGCACATTATGATGAAACTATTAAAAACTTTAAACCATCAGCAGTTGCAGAATTAAGTGACGATGAAAGAAGTGCATACAGAGAAAAATTTACATTAAAAAATCTAGATGATAGGGTTGAGGACGCATTACCATTAATACACGGAATTATGAGCGAATATAAACCCGAAGAAGATGATGCCATTGATGCTCCTGCAGAACCAATTGTTGATCATGGAGCAATAGTACAAGGATTTTTAACTAACCCTAAGAAAAAATTAATATTAAGAAAAGATGATTCGGCTGATAAAATGTTATCAGTAACAAAATTTAATAATAAAAATACAATGTTAGGAAGTATTCTTTCTGACATAGCATCACGTATGCTTACTGCTGATAACAACGACGAAAGAGTTGCCAACTTTGCATCTAGAGTTGCTGACGGTTTAGAAAGAGAAGGTGAATTGTTTAATGATCCTGATAGCGATTGGCCAAAAAATAAATCAATTGCAGTACAATTAGCAAGAAGATATATTGACGACTATAAAAAAATGCAATCAGATCCTGCATATGCAGATGAAGTAAGAATGGATGCTAATGCATTTAAACCAAAAGCACATCCTAAATTAGATAAAAAAGCAAAAGGCGAAACAGCAGAATTTGAAAATTGGGTAGACAATACAATTAATCCTAAAGAAGACAATGCTCCAGATATGGTCATTAGAGATCCAGATGATGAAGCAGACGACAAAGAACAAGAAGAAAAAGCAGAGAAAGAAAAAGCAGACAAGAAAAAATTTAGTGGTAAATTTGAAGACATCAAACCTTTTATTGAACAACATTTAAAAGAAGGTGGTGACAAAACTACTGCAATTGAAACTGCTATTGAAAAATTTAATACAGAAAAACTAAAAGAATCAAGAACTAGCATAGTAGAATCAATTAAAAATAAAACAGACGATCACGCACAAAACATCTCAGGCATTGAAGGCGACAGTGACCGAGTAACAGGCGAAGCAGGCCTTCAAATTGCTAGAATAAAATATCTTTCTAAATACCAATAATTTCATACTTGACCACCTAGATTAAATACTATATAATTAGGTATGATAAAGTATCACGCAGTATTTGTATATACTCCTTTTACCAAAATTGATGCCATGCCAATGGCTCCGGCATTACTAAAAGCAATATGTAACTCAAATGGACTTAAAGCTACAACATTAGATTACAATCTAGAATTACAAATCGCATATTATAATAAAAAAATTGCTGTAGATGTAGAACAATATCTAATGTTTTTTACTAAGATGTCTGTTGAAGCCTATGACTGGTATCATCAATGGGTGGAAGAAAAAGCAAAAGAATTAATAAATTTAAAATCTAACTGGATAGGATTTTCACTATTAAGTTATCAAAGTTTAACATTTACACACGATATTTGTTATTATATAAAAAAATTTAAACCTAAACAAAAAATTATACTTGGTGGACCAGGTATTAGTAAAGACGATAATACCAACCATTCTTACAAAAATAATAAAAAAATGTCTGATGTGCTAATAGAAACTGGACTATGTGATACCATTGTAATAAATGAAAGTGAAAGTTTATTAATCGATATTCTACTTAATAATAAAAAAGGAAAATTTAATACTAATACACAATTAACAGCTGAAGAACTAAACCAATTACCTGCACCTTCTTATATTGATTATAAATTAGATCTTTATAAAAACAATTCAAATATTTTTCTTTCAGCTGAACAAAAATCTGTTTTATATACCCACGATGTTGCGGCTACCATAACCGGTTCTAAAGGGTGTGTAAGAAGATGTACATTTTGTGATGTATTTTCATTTGAACCAAAATTTGTCTTTAAAGACGGTAATAGAATTGCTGATGAAATGATTGAGATATATGAGAAGCAAGGAATAACAAATTTTATGTTATCTGATTCGTTAATAAACGGATCAATGAAAGCATTTAGACAAATGAATACAGCACTTGCAAAAAGATTACCACGAACAATAAATTATTTTGGAGAATATATTGCACGACCAAAAGGACAAACTACTGCTGATGATTATCATCTTATGGCAGAAGCTGGCTGTAAACACGTTACTATTGGTGTCGAATCGGGCAGTGAAGCAGTGCGAACACACATGAAGAAAAAATTTACAAATGATGATTTACATTTAATGATTGAAAGCCTTTATAATGTTGGTATTACTCAAGAATGGAATATAATGACTGGCTATGTTACTGAAACAAGAAAAGATTTCGAAGAAACACTTGCGTTAGTAAAAAAATATAAAGATATTCCATTTCCAAAAATGAGTGTCAATCCAGTAGGTGTATTACATTTATTACCAGGATCTCCATTATATGATACTCATGCTAGACAACTAGATATTACTTGGGAAGATGTAAAACCCGGCGTAGGATTAATATATGATTATTGGTATAGTAAACAAAATCCAGATAACACATTTATTAATAGGGTAACTTGGTGGACCGAATTAATAGAATATTGTCATACTAACGGATACATGACAGAATACAGATATAAAACAAAAAAAGAAATGGCCGATCGATTAATTCGTGAATGGAACAAAAGTAAAAATTAAATGATTAATTTTAATATAGAAATTGGTAAAAGATCCAATAAATGTCCTGCAGGTGAAATTATTTTTAATAACGAAACAATTCATTCTGGGGAATATAATAAAAATTCTTTTGAATTAAACCCTGTTATAGGCGCAAACACATTATCTATTAGTTTAAAAAACAAAAACGATAGAGATACTGTATTAGAAGGAAATAAAATTACAAAAGATATATTTGTTATTGTAAAAGATATACAATGTCAAATTACCAAAGATTCTTTAAAGCAATTTGATATATTAGGATCTTACATTACTGACAAGAGCGAGGATATAAAAACGCATGGTTATTTGTCATATAATGGTACCTATACTTTTAAATTTGATTATCCATTCTTTATTTTCGATAAAAATAAGATTTTTTACTAGACATTATTAGATAAATATAGTAGTATATTAAGAATAAGAAGCTTAATATACATTTAGGCAAACAACAACATAGGCACACAAGGAGGCTTACATTATGGCTACATTGGCTGAAATAAGAGCGAAGTTAAAAGCAAACGAACCAAATCGCTCAGGTTCACAAACAGGCGGAGACAACGCCATTTACCCACACTGGAACATACAAGAAGGACAGGAATCTGTTGTTAGATTTTTACCTGACAGAGATACTGCGAACACTTTCTTTTGGACTGAGAGAAATATGATCAAACTACCTTTTGCAGGTATTAAAGGTCAAACTGATTCTCGTCCAATTCAAGTACAAGTACCGTGTATGGAAATGTATGGCAAAACTTGTCCAGTTCTAACAGAAGTTAGACCATGGTTTAAAGATAAAAGCATGGAAGACATGGGCAGAAAATATTGGAAAAAGAAAAGTTATATTTTCCAAGGTTTTGTTGTAACTAATCCATTAAACGAAGATACAACACCAGAGAACCCAATTAGAAGATTTATTATTGGACCTCAAATTTTTAACATTATTAGATCGGCATTACTTGATCCAGAGATGGAAGAGTTACCAACTGATATGGTAAAAGGTGTTGACTTTAGAGTTAATAAAACTTCTAAAGGTGGATACGCTGATTACTCAACATCAAAATGGTCAAGAAGAGAACGTGCTCTCGATGAAAAAGAAAGAGCGGCTATTGATAAATTTGGTTTACACAATTTATCAGACTATAGACCAAAACAACCAACCGACGCAGAAGTAAAAATAATCAAAGAATTATTTGAAGCATCTGTTGAGGGTGAAGCGTATGATCTTGAGAAGTATGGGCAATATTATAGACCTGCAGGCGTAGGTGCTAGACAAGTGTCTGTACCAACAGCAAGTAGACCTGTTGCAGTAGAAAAAACATCAGATATACCAAATTCTGAAGTAGCACCAGCGGTAGCAACAACGATGCCAGTAACAGAAGCGGCACCGGTGTTAGCACCATCTTCAACTCCAACAGCACAATCGACTGTACAACCTGCAGGTGATAGTGCCAAAAGAGCAGAAGACATCTTAAAACTAATAAGATCAAGACAAGCAAAATAATAACCAAATACAAGGTCTTAATTTATATTGACGATTAGGACCTTGTATGCTAAAATATTAAATTATGACAAAACCATTTGACGCAACAAAATTTAGAAAAAGCATAACAAAATCAATTCAAGGATTAGGAATAGGATTTAGTGATCCTACTGATTGGATTAGCACAGGAAACTATGCATTAAATTATTTAATGACTGGTCACTTTAACAAAGGAATTCCACTAGGTAAAGTAACTGTACTTGCAGGAGAATCTGGGTCAGGCAAATCATACATAGCGGCAGGAAATATTGTTAAGAACGCACAGGATCAAGGTATATTTGTTATACTAATTGATACCGAGAACGCATTAGACGAAACTTGGCTACAAGCATTAAAAGTAGACACATCGGAAGATAAACTTTTAAAATTAAGTTTATCTATGGTTGATGATGTGGCAAGAACAGTTTCAGACTTTATGAAACTTTATAAAGAACAACACGCAGACGACAAAGAAGAAGCACCAAAAGTGCTATTTGTTATAGACAGTTTGGGTATGTTGTTAACTCCAACTGATGTTAATCAGTTTGAAGCAGGTGACATGAAAGGTGATTTGGGTAGAAAACCTAAGGCATTAACAGCACTTGTAAGAAACTGTGTTAATATGTTTGGTAGTTGGAATGTCGGACTTATGGCAACCAACCACACATACGCATCACAAGATATGTTTAATCCAGATGATAAAATATCAGGCGGACAAGGATTCATATATGCATCAAGTATTGTTGTTGCAATGAAAAAACTAAAATTAAAAGAAGACGCTAAAGGTAACAAAATTACTGATGTAAGAGGTATTAGAGCCGCTTGTAAAGTTATGAAAACAAGATATGCTAAACCTTTTGAATCAGTGCAAGTTAAAATCCCGTATGATACTGGAATGGATCCTTATAGCGGATTAGTAGACTTATTTGAGAAAAAAGGCATCCTAGTACAAACCGGAAATAGATTAAAATACGTAGATTCTAAAGGAAAAGAACATATTGACTTTAGAAAAGCCTGGGTCGGAACCAAATTGGATATGCTAATGAAAGAATTTGATAAATTAGCAAGTATAGAACCAACAACCGAACCCAAGGAAGAAATAGATGGCTGATATGACACACGAAGACATTGAACGTATTTGGAACGCATTTTCTCACTACATACCAGAAAGAAGCAAGACAGACGGAGCAGTTGACTTTATTAACACATTAAGAGATATTGGTGTTGAAGATAAAGAACTTAAAGCATCGTCTGATTATGACCCTAAATTAGAAGAAGCGGTCAATTCTGTGTATGCTAATGATGACGACGAAAACGAATACGGAGATGATGGTGAATTGGTATACTGAAGTTAGTAAAAATATAAGCAAAATACCAGACTGTATAATTCATTTTGATAATGAACTATTACAAGCAAAAAAAGAATGCTCTATTTGGGGCAATTTAGAAAAAGCATCGGCGTCAATGCCTGGCGTTGTGGAACACAGGTTTAATCAATTACAAGAAATTGAAGCAATACTAGAATATTTAAACATTGAATATCGTAGATTAAGATCAAAAACATTTAGAACTTTTTTAGAAAGTTATAATAAAAAGCTAACAAGCAGAGATGCTGACAAATATGTTGACGGAGAATCTGATGTAGTTGACATGGCAAAAATTATAAACGACTTTGCATTATTAAGAAACCAATGGCTAGGCATCACCAAAGGGCTCGACCAAAAACAATGGCAAATTACAAACATTGTTAAGTTAAGAGTGGCGGGTATGGAAGATGCAACAATCAAATAGAATAATACTTACAGACGTAGACGGAGTACTACTGGAATGGGAACACCATTTCACCAAGTGGATGTTACAACGTACCTTGTTTGATAAAAGAGGTTCAAGATACCACCCTTACAACTTACTACCCGACAAACAAAATACCTACGAGATGAATGAAAGATTTGGAATTACAAAAGAGGAAGTAAGGAAAGAAATTAGAGAATTCAATAGAAGTGCCTGGATGGGAACACAACGACCTATGCTTAACTCTCAAACATGGATTAAATTACTACACGCAGAAGGTTGGACATTTATACCAATTACTTCGCAAACATCTGACAAACCGGCACAAGAATTACGTAAAAAACGAATGGGAGAATTATTTGGCAAGGACGTGTTTGAAAATTACCATATACTAGGCACAGGTGCAGACAAGGACAGTGCATTAGCGGAGTTTCACAACACCGGGTTATACTGGGTCGAGGACAAGCCTAAGAACGCACTAGCCGGGCTCAAATACGGTTTAAAGACTATATTAATCAACCACCAATACAATCAGGACTTTAATCATCCAGAGATTACCAGAGTAAATAATTGGCAAGACATACACAAATTAGTTACAGGAAAAAAATGAAAGTTTACGTAGGTTACGATACAAGAGAAGACATAGCATATCAAGTTTGCGAACATTCGATTAAAAGACGAAACGGACAAACTGAGGTTATTGCATTAAAACAAAAAGATTTAAGAGAACAAGGGTTATACACTAGAGAACCTGATAAACTTGCATCAACAGAATTTACATTTACAAGATTTTTTGTTCCTCACCTTAACAACTATAAAGGGTGGGCAGTGTTTTGTGATTTAGACTTTGTTTGGAAAGTTCCTGTAAAAGAACTAGAACAATTTTGTGATAATTCTAAAGCAGTAGTTTGTGTACAACACGATTACAAACCAGAAGACGGATCTATTAAGATGGACGGACAAGTGCAATTAGTTTATCCAAGAAAAAACTGGAGCAGTATGGTACTTTGGAACTGTGGCCATCCTAAAAATAAAATATTAACTCCGGAATTTTTAAACAAACAAACTCCTAAATTTTTACATAGATTTAGTTGGTTAGAAGATTCTGAAATTGGGTCATTACCTCACGAATACAACTGGTTAGTGGGTTGGTATAAGGAACCTAAAGACGGCATACCTAAAATATTACACTACACAGAAGGTGGTCCATGGTTTGAAAATTATAGGGACTGCGAGTATGCAGATGTATGGAAAAAAGAATTGATTAATCTATTCAGTTCCTAATATGTTATGTTCAATAAAATACTTAAATCACATTTCAGCAACAATCCTATAGAACACATATACACCGATAATTTCCTTGATTTAAAAGAATTTGACAGATTGTACGAAAATCAATCTAGGCTAGACGGCGACGTTTGGAAAGAATTTAAAAACAAACACAAATTAGATTGTACTTTTTTAAATGATCTAAATGATATTAATATGCAAGTAGAGGTGCTTTGTTTATTATTTTTTAAAGAAAGAGCCGATAATGTAAAAGATCATGATCTTAAAATTGGTGTTATGGATATTACAAAAGAAATAAAGTATGTTCAAAATACACTTTTTATTTTGCCAAATTATCTTTTAACTTTTAATATTTTAACACGTAAAAAACCATACATACGTAGACCATGTTTACAAATAAAACTATCATTAAAACAATATAACAATATTTTAGGTAATTTAAAATGACCGGAAAACACTTTGTAGATAACTGTATTAATTCAGCAATAATTACAGATCCGTGGTCACATCAAATAATAAAAAACTCGTTAACTAATGACTCTTTTATAAAATTAGAAAATATTTGCAAAAAATTTACTGCACCTATTAATGATTTAGTGCATTATCATCCTAAGCAGTTTAAAGATAATAACATAGATTGGTATGACGAAATGCACGATATTGGTACAACTATTCTTAAAAATGCTAAAAAATTATGTAGTGGATATAAAGATAATCGCTGGTATAACAATATCGGAGTTAATGGACATATATCTATTACGCCACCGTTACCTTATAAGTTTTATATACACCAAGAAGGTATTGATAAAATTTGGAGTTCAGTTACATATATTACTCCTGAAAAAAATGTAGGTACAAAAATGTATACTGCACAACAAGAAAACACTTTTATTAAAGAAGCAGAATGGATACCAAATAATACATTTATATTTTGTGGTAAGCAGGGTAAAACTTGGCACTCATATGAAAGTAATCAAACCACAAACAGAGTTACTCTAAACTTTTTTATAATGAAAGATAATAAAAACACCTTTCTTACAATGAAAGATATAACTTAAAATATTTCTTTTGCTTTAATTAACATTTCATAATTTGGTTTAAATTTTTGATAACCACTTGCATGACCAAAGTTTGCATTTACACCATTTTTCTTATTATAAGACCAATCTAACCATTCAACATCTACACCTGATTCTAGCATAGCATATATGAGCATCTCATTATCGTCACCTTTTAATGTTTTATACTCTAAATGTTCTTTCATTTTATCTACTGAATTTTTTGTTAACATAAACACCCCTGCATTAAATCTATTGTTTCGTAATGTTTCTGATTTAAACTTTTCTAAACAAGTGCCTTTTGCATTATTTTTATGTAATGTTAAACCTTGCCTTAAAGCTATTCTATCACGTACAGGTTTAAATGAATCTGCTCCCCAATACTCGTTAAATATATTTGGTGCTCTAGGCCAAACAATTACATCAGTATCTAAATATAATATATGTGTGTAATTTTTCCACCAGGCATCGTTAAAAAATAAATCAAATCTTTCAAATGTAGGGTGTATCCAATTTATTTTTTGATCAGTAACTAACTTATAACTTAGATCATATTTTTTTGCATATTGTTTAACTGACTTTACAGAATAGTCAAACAACTCTTGGCTTACTCCGATATTATTATAATCTGGAGTTTTATATTGTTTTGCAGGTACAAAAAATTGAACAACTAACGGTTTCATTTTACAAAAATATAATTATGTTCTTCACTATTTCTTCTGTGTTTAGACTCTAGATGTAACCCTAAATTGATTATTTGACTTACAATGTGTTCATGCTTTTGATCAATTTCAATTAATACTGACTTGGCTTGTTGTATTGATAATATTGCACCTTTGTATACTCTATCTTCAAACCCGTCAACATCAATTTTTATATAATCTGGGTGTGGCAATATTTTTTTACCTACAAGATAATCTAAATGCATTTCAATACATCCATGATAAAGGCCACCTTTGTTGTCTACAACATTATCCGCTACTCCTTCGTGCATATTTTTTACACCTATATGAGATAAGCTAATTCTATTGCTTACTGCCATACACCAGGCTTGACAATTTTCAAGTTTATTAAGATTAATACTGTCTAATAAGTTTTTATAATTTGCTGAATGTGGTTCAAATGCATACACATCATTTTCTGTTTTTATTGCACTGTATAATGAATATATTCCTATGTTAGCACCTATATCAAAAAATACAGAATCTTTTTCCATTCCGTTTAGCCATTTAATAGTTTCTGGTTCTTTAGATAGTAACCGGTCAACTCTATTTTTTATATATGTTTTTTGCCCTGGGTTATTAGCAAACAATATTTCTTTTCCTACTAACGGAAAACTAAATTGTTTATCAGCTATTTTCTTAAGTTTAGGCATTATAGTATTCCTTTATCTAATAAAATTTCTACTGCTTTTCCATTTGCATACTCTTCTGGAGTAAACTGTTGATATGCTAAACTATATAGCCACTCTTCAGCACCAACAAAATACGGATTTTCTATATGTTTTACTTCATTGCTTGAAACATCGTTTGCAAAACTTTTTTTATCACAAAAAACAGGTATACCCATACACTGGGCCTCTACCGCGGCAATTGAACAAGATGTAACTAAACACCAAGCGTTTTTTAAATCTTCTGCTAAAGGAACTGTTGCTTCACTAGGGCCTGACGTTCCTCTGCCGCGTGGCTTATGTCTTATTTTAATTGGTCTGTCTGTGTATATTTTAATTTCTTCTAGCGTTTCTTTTAACCAATTGGGTCTATCCAAATACTGATGAATTCCAGGAGAGCTTGGACAAACTAAAATATTTTTTCCTTTAAAGTTAGGTGCTTGAACTTTCATTCCAAATTTCTCAAATCGATCAGACTTACAATCTTTTATAAAAGGAACGTGTATTCTATTTTTACAAATACGCCAATAATGATTATTGGATTTTAAATTATTATTGTCAAATCTTCCAAAGTATGGTGTATCAGTAAACCAAAACTGCTGTTTACGTGCTTCTAATTTTTTTACTAATAACAAATTATTATTAACAAATCCCCAAAACATTGAATTAGTTAATGGCTCTGTTGCTGTATTATCCAATATATTAACAGTATCGGGCCAAGACTTTTTTACTCCGTTAAAAACTTCCCAAGCCTTGCTGTTTTTATTATTAACTGGTGCGTAAATTGTTAGCATCTATAAATTCTTTTAGTTGTGTTGCCCATTGTAAATGTCCTTCTGTTGATGGGTGTGGATCCTCAGGACTTACTATTAATCTTTTATCTGTAATATATTCATACTGACTAACCTCAGGATTAAAAAATCTATCCATATTAATTGCTTTTGTAATAATATCAAAATCACTTACGTTGCTTTTAAAATTATTAGGTAATGCATTATACATTACGTAAGGAATTTTTTTCCTTTCAAAATAATTTTGTAGGTCAAATACATTATCTAAGAAACTCATTATTGCATCGTTCTCATGGCACAATTTTGGCAGTTTTTTTCTGAGAAACCCAACATTATCTAACGTGTTCCATGTACGCCATGTTAGATCTGTACCATCTAATCTATCTTTTTTCCGGGGGTCGTTAGTAACATAATCATTACGATAGGCACTTGACCAACCAATAACTGCAAATGTATCTTTGTGTCCGTACTGTTCAAACCATGTTTTAGTAGAAAAACTTATTCTGTTGTTTCCTCTGCCACCCATAGCAAGGTTAATTAATTCTAAATTATAATTTTCCGACAAAATTTTGGTAACAAATGTGTCTACTCCGTCTCTTGGTCTAGTGGTTAAGAAACTACATCCATTTGATAATAATTTAATCATACTGCTATTTTATAGTATAATTATTGTAAATGCAATTGGTTAAAAATATTACGGACATCAAATACTTCCTTTCTCGAGCAGAAATTATTGACACCGAATTTATATTCAATGTTACTTGGCATTCATTGGTAAAACAAAATAAATGGAGGAGCCTGCCTACATTCGTTACAGACTTTTCTAACTGTTCTGCTACTAATTTACCAGCAATAGTTACTCATGATCGACATCTAATAACAAATCATGTGTGGCCATTAACATCTAAAGCTAAAAATAAACCACATAAAGTTCATAAAATGTTTACCCGTTGGGGAGATGCTGTTGATATCAAAATGCCTCCAATAACTAAACAGTTCAACGAAACATGGACTTACGTTTGGTTGCCAATTGACGAAGATAGTGCTGAAAATCCATGGCATATTTGGATTGACGTAATATCTAAATTTCGTTTACTTGAAAAAAGATGGAGTACAAACTTTTCAAAATATATTTTTATATTGTCTAACCAAAGCAATTATTTTAATAAAGTTGCCAATGAGATATTTCCAGAATTAAAATATCATGTCATGCCTAAAAACGAAACATGGAAATTCCAGCAATTAATAGTACCTTCTATGAGTAACCATCTAGACGGTATTGTAACTCCAAACTTACCTCTATGGTTACAACATTTAGGTAACTTGGGCGTTGGTTATAGAGAATCATTTAAACCACATAGAAAAATTTTTATAACAAGAAAAGATGCTAGTAATAGAAATATTACAAATCAAGAACAGTTATTATTAGCACTAAAAGGTTGGGAAACTATAACACTTGATACATTAACTATAAAAGAACAAATTAAAGTATTTGCAGAAGCAACACATATTCTAGCGGCTCATGGGGCAGGTCTTATAAACTTACTATGGTGTGCTAAAGATACAAAAGTTATTGAGATACAACATAAAGAATTTATAGATAAAAAAGTATATCCAATTCTTTCCCATCATTTAGGATTGAAACATTCGGTCTATCTTGCCGAAACTGACAAGGTTAATATTAAAAAAACTAAAAATAAAAAATTAAAAGATTTGGTTAATTTAAAAGTTAATGTTGCTGAGTTGCTTACACACTTAGATTAACATCAGGAAATGTGTTAGATAAAAACGTATGTATTTTAGATGTTGTATGATATTTTTGTCCACCTGCTGAATGTAAAAAATAAGTGTTGTTATAATTCCAGCTCTTTTTTAGTCCATTGTTCTTAACATTAAACATAGGATTCATATCTTGGTATTCTACTCCGCTTTCAATAACTGCCCAATTTAAAAACTGTCCATCATCACATTGTCCATCAAACTCCATATAACGTTCAACCCATGGCATCATTTTATCTCTTGTTTGTTTTGTAAGCATCCATACACCTGTTTGAAAAAATGTATCGCTGACTTTTTTTGGCTCACAATCTCGCAGTATAGTATCTTTAAATTTTAACTTAATGTTACTTGTAGATAGTCCTCTGTATTTGCCATATGCTGGTGACTTAAATGTAGTTAGATCATTGTACTGTGCAAATATATCCGGAGCATGATCAAGTGCAAAAACATCAGTATCTACATATAATATTTGGTCATATTCATCTAACCATTTAGAATTAAACCAAAGATCAAATCTTTCCCAGGTTGGATGCATATATCCAAAGTTTGGTTCGGTAACTCTTAAAAAATCATGTCCAAATTTAGCACAATAATTTTTAAAACTGTATTCAGAATACTTTTCAACTGTATTTGGAGCAATACCATTAAACTTTGGTTGTGAATATCTGTTAATGTCTATATAATATTGGATAATAAGGTTTTTCATTTTAAATATTTATAAGGTAAAAAAAGCATAATTAAATTTACATGATATACTGCGTTAACACTGATCGTCGAATTACAGAAAAGTATATTCAATGCATAGCCAGAGGATTACCAAATTCTAAAACTATGTCTTACAAAGAAGTAATTAATTCAACCGATGCTAAAAAAGTTGCGTTTATGGGATTTTTGCGAGGAGGCAATCTAGTATACAACTGGGCTGATGCAAAAGATATTGATTTTTATTACGTCGATAGACCTTACTGGAATGACAGCAGAAAACCACCTTACTGGATGAGATGTACTAAAAATCAACACGTTAAAACATTTATTGATAATAGGCCCGATGACAGATTCAAACAAACATTTAAAAATGAAATACGTCCTTATCACAAAAACGGAAAGTATATTTTAGTAATTCCACCAAGCCATTCTGTTGCATTAATGTTTAATGGACAGGAGTGGTTAGCAAATACATTAAAAATATTAAAAAAAAATACAGATAGAGAAATTATTATAAGAGAAAAACCGTTTAATCCTAAATCATTTTTAGACAATGAAGGTAAAATGATGCCCGGCGTTAGTGCAAACGAACAACCACAAAGACCATTTGAGTGGGATCAAGTTCATGCTGTGGTTACATTTAATAGTTCAATTACAATTAAAGCATTAACAAATGGTGTACCTTGCTTTGCTAATTTTGATAACCCTTGTATGCCTGTGTGTGAGCAAGACTTTACAAAAATCGAAACACCTAAGTATGAAGATCCTAGACCAGTGTTTCATTCACTTGCTTATGGACAATTTACACAAGAAGAATTTAGAAATGGCTATGCTATGGAAATATTAGATGGAACAAGTAAAAGATTTCCTACGGCTGAGGAAAGATGGCCTAGAGCAGGAGAAGTAATAGATGGACGTTGAAATATTTCGAAGAACAGTTAAAGATCGTAGACGTGGTGCTAGTTGGGATCTATTACAACACATGGCCGAAGGTATACGTGCTTGTGGGGATAATCCTATCATGGTTAATGAAACCAAAACTGGAGAATGGACTGAAAACGAAATGGAACCTACTGCACCAATTGGTTGTATGTTTGGGTATGGTGGTTCAAATCAAATGCATCACACTAAAGGAAGACGAAGAGATTTAGTTGAACGTGCAAAGAAAAAAGGCATTTATATTATTACATTTGACGGTGGAATATTATCTAGTTTTGGTAACACAATAACAGATAAACATCACCACTGGCGTGTATCGTTATACTCTCCCATGAACAATGGAAACTTTTTAAGTGATAACAGTCCGCCTGATAGATGGGAAATGATGTGTAAACGTTGGAATATAAAATACGAACCATGGAGAAAATCTGCTCCGGAAGATCCTATTCTATTTGTATTACAACCTAAAGATAATTGGAGCATGAACGAACTTGATCCTGTTGATTGGTTTAATAATGTATATAAAAAAATAAGACCATTAACTAAAAGAAAATTTTTAATTCGTCCTCATCCAAATCATATGGCCGCTATGGAAAATAGAAAAGAAGAGTTTCCTAAAGACTGTGAACTTATAATAGGGCCAAAGTTTTTTGTAGGAGATGAGAAAAAGCATTACAGATTCAACTTCCAAGACGCTATAAGTAATTGTCATGCTGTTATTACTCACAATTCTACTGCCTCTATTGATTCCTGCATCCGTGGCATCCCTACCTTTTGTACATCAGATCTTGCTATTTGTTGGAATGTTGCAAACACTGATTTACTAAAAATAGAATCACCGATATATCCTGATAGAACACAATGGGTCCATGACATCGGTTATAAACAATGGACTGAAAAAGAAATTAAAGACGGAACCGTATTCAAACGTTTTAAAGAAAAATTAAAATTATAATGACTTATATTGTTAACGACAAATGTATTAAGTGTAAACATACAGACTGCGTTGAAGTTTGTCCGGTGGACTGTTTTTACGAAGGAGAAAATATGCTTGTTATTAATCCAGACGAGTGTATTGATTGTGGAGTATGTGAACCAGAATGTCCGGAAGATGCTATTGAACCAGACACTAATCCTAACACAGCAAAATGGGTTGACTTTAATGGTAAGTGGTCTATACAATGGCCGGTATTAGCAACAAAGAAAGACTCGCTAGACCCCGATAACAAACACAGAGACGAAGAAGGAAAATTAGAAAAATATTTTAAGGACAAATAATGTGCGGCATATACGGAATAACTGATAAAGATCCTGAATTTATAAATCAATATATTAACAAATGTAAACATCGAGGACCAGACGGACAAAGTGTTTGGCACGATAATACTGTTACATTAGGGCATAATCTTTTAAGCATTATGGCTGATCCAAACGTATCTAAGCAACCGTGGATAACACCTAAAGGAAACATACTTGTATACAATGGGGAAATATTTAATTACTACGAACTAAAACAAAAATACAATAGCAACGGGTTTGCTGGTACTACAGGTTGTGATACAGAACTACTTGCTTGGGGACTAGACAAATTTGGTTTAGACTTTATTAACGAAATTGATTCAATGCACGGGTTTGCATACTACGAGGTAGATAAAAAGCAAATTACATTAAGTAGAGACCATGCAGGTATAAAACCTGTATTTTATGCCGAAGTATCACAAGGATTAATATTTGGTTCTGAAATAAAAGGTATGATTGACCGTGTACCTAATGCAAGAACACTTGACAAACTTGCAGTTAGTTTTATGAGTCGTACTGGAATTAATGCTTTAAGAAATACTTTTTTTACTGGAATTAAAAAATTATTAGCAGGTGAGACTATTGTATACGATATAACAAATAAAAAAATAATAAAAACTAAACGAGTTTATATAAAACCAAACAGCAACAAATCATTTGACCCTAAAGAGTTTAGAACAATGGTTAAACAAGCCGTTAAACAATGTTCAATAGGTAGAAGAAAAATTGGTGTGTTTTTGAGTGGTGGGTTAGATTCAAGTTTAGTTGCATACGAACTTAAACAAATTAGAAAAGAAGTAAATTCCTTTACAAACAAAATGTATCCTAATGTTAAAACTGATGAGGACTATAATGAAGATTCTGATTGTGCTTTGGTTATAGCAAACATAGAAAAATTTAATCACACCGAAGTTAAAATAACACCACAAGCATTTATAGACTCATGGGACGATTCTATATACTATATGGAACAACCTGTGTACAATCCAAGTATGGCTATGTATTGTTATACTAATAAATTTTTATCACAACAAGATATAGTAATCACAATAGCTGGCGATATGGGAGATGAGATACTTGGCGGATATCCAAAATATTGGAAAATGTTAAGAAATCCTGAGTGGTTAAAAAAACAAGGTCTTGAAAATGGGTTGGATAGTTGGAATGCAGTATTAAAATTATGGTTAAGTAGAATTAAACGTCCTTTAAAATTATTAGAAAATCCAATTACAAACGACACCTTACTACAAGAGTTTGCAAAATGTTATACTGATGAACTATGGAATCCTAATGACCCGGTAGCATCTTATATGGCTCTAGATTGTGTAGCACAGGTACCAGAAGAAATGTTTAATCGTAATGACAAATACGGAATGGCATATGGTATGGAAGGGCGTTTTCCACTTGCATCAAAAACATTTATGCAATATTGTTTAAATATTCCAACAAAAAATAAAATAGGTACAAACAAAAACGAAACTAAAATGTTAACAAAAATTGCATATAAAGGAATTATGCCTGATGCAATTATTAATAAAGGAAAAACTGGTTGGACAGTTCCTATAGGACATTGGTTAACAACCAATATTGATAGTAACCTTAATACGTTTTACAAAAATTCTATAGGCGAAGACAGTAAAATTAACGTAATTAAGGCAAGTCAAAAAGCTGGTAAGGCGATTGTTCCTGCATGGATTTTTAAGGACTGGATTAAAAAATACAAGATGAATTTTTAAAATTAAATAGGAGAGTATGAAAATAAAAGTTATTACAAGTTACAAGCCAGGTACCTGGGAGTCGTTTTCTAAAAGAGGAATTGAGTCCATGGTAAAACATTTACCTAATGAGGTTGATATTGTTGTATACAACGAAGAGCCTAAACCTGATTATAACTCAGATAGAATTACATGGATTGATTTAAACACAGCTGAACCAGAACTGTTTAAGTTTAAAAATAAACATAAAAACGATCCTATTGCTTGTGGAGAAACTACACCAATTGAGGGCGGTGTAAGACGTTTACCAGAAGCTGGAAATATGGATAGAGGTAAAGGATCTTTCTTATGGGACGCAGTGAGATTTTCAAACAAAGTATTTTGTGTTGTTAATGCTGTAAGAAACTCAGCTGATTACGATTATATTGTATGGGTTGACGCCGACACATACACATTTAGACCAATGCCAATTGGATTCTTAGAAAATGTATTACCCGGAAACACAATGTTAACTTATTTAGGACGAGAAAGATTTGAATTAAATGACGGAGGAAAATATCCCGAGTGTGGATTTGTCGGCTACAATTTACGACATCCCGAAATACAAAACTTTATTAATGAGTGGGAACAACTTTATGTTACAGATAACGTTTTTAAATTATTAGAATGGCACGATTCGTTTGTTTTTTGGCATCTTTCTAAACTGTTTAGAAAAGAAAAAAGTATTAAAGTAAACGACATTGGTTATGCTAAAGGAGTAAAAGGACATCATGTGTTTGTTAATAGTGAACTTGGACTATACATAGATCACATGAAAGGCAAACGAAAAAAAGCAGGTACATCTGCTAAAAATGATTTGCGTCCACCTAGAGCTGATGCACCAGCTGATGTTTCAAAAATTGACTACTGGAAAGAACGTCCTGCTTCATGAGAATTAGTGTATTCACAAACCATGGACCTTTAAACTCTAAACCTGTGTTTGCTTCTTTTATAAAAAGTTTAAGAGATGCTGGTGAAGAAGTATTAATTGATCATGAAGGAAATTCTGAAGTAATAGTAATATGGTCAGTATTATGGCTTGGGCGAATGCAAAAATACAAACCACTTTGGGATAAATTTAGACTTAAAGGCAAACCTATTGTTGTATTAGAAGTTGGCGGAATACGAAGGAACGGAACTTTTAAAATTGCTATTAATGGCATTAATAGAGACGCAGATTTTGCCAATCAAACGTTCGATGATAAACGTTGGCCGTTGTTTATTAAACAATTAAAACCTTGGAAACAAACTGGAGAAAAAATTATAATATGTGGACAACATGATGCAAGTGAACAATGGAAAGGACTGCCACGAATGCAAAAATGGATTGAGCAACAAATAATAGAGATAAGAAAGCATACTGCACGTCCTATAATAGTAAGACCGCACCCAAGAAATCCAATCAATATAGATGGGGGAAAGTATAATAATGTTATAGTAACTCATCCTAAAAGAGATAATAGTACCATAGACGACACTAACTTTAAAGATACATTAAAAGATGCTTGGGCAGTTATAAACCATTCATCTAATCCTGCCATGGAGGCAGTGTTTGCAGGTATTCCTGTGTTTGTATCCAAATCTAGTTTATGTTATGAAGTGGGTAATACCGATTTAAATACAATTAATAATCCAGTTATGCCAGACAGAGAAGCATGGGCAAACAAGTTAGCATATACTGAATGGTGGCCTAAAGAGATAACAGCAGGTACTCCGTGGCAAAGAATTAAAAAACGTTTAAAGGAAAAATATTTATAATGAGTGTTCAACCGGAGCAATTAGGAAAAGAGATTGAATGGAAACAGTATATTGGTGAAACAGTTAATACTAATCTTATAATTCGTAAAGGCAAAAAAATACAAGAAACTGCATACTACAAAGATAAAGTTAAAGCAGTACCTAAAGGTAATGCGTATATTATTGGAAACGGACCTTCACGTAAAGGATTCGATTTAAATAGTTTAAAAGCAACAGGACAAACGTATGGCTGTAATGCTTTGTACAGAGATTTTGTACCTGATTATATTTTTTCAGTTGATGCAAAAATGACTCTTAAAATGGTTGAAGACAAAGTATATGAAAAATGTTTCCATTACGCTCCGTCTTTAGAAGTTAATAGACATCCTCATAAAAATATTGATAACTCGCACTTACATTTAATTCCACAAAACCCACACTGGATATCGGGTAATGCCGCATTTTGGACTTCGTGTGTTCATGGACATAAAAATATATATCTTGTTGGTTTTGATTTTAGAGAGTATGGGAAAAACAAACTGAATAACATATACCAAGACACCGATAACTATGGTGCTAGAAACAACGATGGGATATTCGAAGCCTGGCTCACTCAATTTAGACAAATACAAAAAATGAGGCCATATTGTAATTGGACTGTTGTACATGATGATCCACCAGACTATTTGGAGGTGTCTAATCCAAGTGCTAATTTTGGAAAATTTAAAATACTAAATTATAAAGAATTTACTGATACAGTCTTAAACCGTGTAACTTAAAATAGTTTCTCCAACTATAAAAATAAGAATTGTGATTTGAGTAAGGGTCTTTCCAAACTTGCATTTGATATAAATGTACCATTTCGTGTGCAAGTGTTTCTATAAAATCTTTCCATCTAGGAAATTTATTGTGTAATTCTATTCTATAATCTAAATGATTACCTAAATGATAAGGAATTACTTTTTGATTAAACGTTCCTTTTCTGCATTTTCTATTGTCCCAATCAACCACACACAGTCCCCAATCATAAATCATTTTTCTTACAATAAGTGTTGGCATTATTAAGTTGCTACCAAACATACCTCTGTTCAAAATTCTAAACCAACTTTGACATTGTTCTACAGTCGGAGTAAAATGTTTAACATTTTTACGTCTATCTAGGGCTTTTTTAACTCTAAGTTTTAATGTTTTATTGCGTTTTTTTATCTTCTTCATAGGTTGACTTCTTTACCAAATATGTTATACTAGTATTTAATTAGATTATGCCCACTCAAATAAATGCACATTTACCAAAAACAATAAACGAAGCTATCAATATATTAGCATATAACGATTATTTCTATCCAACTACCCAAAAAGCCCTAGTGAACCCGCACCCAAAAGACAGAGAAACCATAGTTTCCTTGGCTGAAGCACAATATCCATGGACAGAAAAGCAAGGTAAATTAGCTGTTATACTCCTAAAACGATACCTAACAAAGTTTCAGAAGCACAAAATGGACATCAAAGACTTACTTGATAACCCTCAATATGAGAACCCTTTTCGTAAAATAAACTTTGAAAAAAGTATTGAAAAATATATTGACGAAAAAGAAGTAGCTAAAATTGATTTAAGATTTCCTTATACTAAAAAACTTGTAACACTTGTAAGATGTTTAAAAGATAAAAAAGGGTTGCCTAGTACTTTTGTTCAATATGACGGCGAAACTAAAATTTGGACTTTTAAACAATCTGATGTTACAACATATTATCTTACACTAATGGCAGTTAGATACGACTTTAAATTTATAGACGAAACACTACTTAACGACTACGACGAAGTTAAGAAAGAAATAAAAGGTTTTAGGAAACCAACTGCAAGACTAGTTGCTGGTGAAATTATTATCGACCATGCATCAGAATCATTACTAGAGTATTGGAATAAAAATATTAAAAATAAAAAACTAATACAACAAGTAGATGCATTAAAGAACTTCTTTATTGGTTCTTCTCATTTGCAAGTACAGTCTATTACATATACAGGTGGAAGAATAGCACACCATGATACTAATAAACTTTGGGTTGACTCTAACGAATACAGTCGAGACGAAGTTGTGTCTGGACTAATTGAATTAGATAGCTTTCCTATATGTATGCCGGTAACTGGAGACTTAGACTCGCGTGACGATATTGAAGAAATGTGGCATTGGCTTAAAACATTTGAACGTAATGGAATTGATCTTTTAAAAGAAATATCATGGGGGTTTGATGTAAAAGATCTAAACAACGAACCATTTGAACAGTCAAAAATAGATAGAGGTCTTTGGGAAAATAGACACGAATTAATGCAAATGAGCAAACAATTTAAATACATAGACCAAAAAACTAAAGTTATAATTGTAAGGAATAGAATACCAAGGTCGTTAATAAAATCAAAAATTAAACCACGTGCTTCATTAACTACATTAGGTGGTGGTTATTATCAAGCAGGTAACGATAATCTTAAAAGATTTCTTGAAAATCTTCCTAAAAAGTTGTATTATAGTACAAGTCAACCAAGTAATTGGGATTGGACTGACAAAGCTGTAATAAAACTATGAGTTCATGTAAACTGGTAATAAAAGACGAAGTCAATGTTAAATTTGAAAATTTAGACTTGAAGTGGCGTCAAAAACTTGCAAACAAATTTAAGTATCAAATTCCTTATGCTTATCACTTGCCTGCTGTAAAGCTAGGTAGATGGGATGGTAAGGTATCATTTTTTGGTTTGGGTGGTACAACATATCTAAACCTAGTTGATCAAATTCTTCCAATACTTGAAGCAGGTGGAGTATACGTTGAACTTGACGACAAACGAACTAAACACAATTTTGAATTTAAACTAATTGATAAAAACTATCTATCAGATCTTACGTGGCCTGCAAATCATCCTTGTGCCGGACAACCAATTGTACTACGTGACTACCAAGTTGAAACAATTAATAAATTTTTAGAGACACCACAAAGCCTGCAAGAAATTGCCACTGGTGCAGGTAAAACAATTATTACTGCCGCACTTTGTAGACTAGTTGAACCTTATGGTCGTACACTAACAATTGTACCTAATAAAAGTTTAGTAACACAAACAGAAGAAGATTTTCTTGCGTGTAATTTAGATACAGGAGTTTATTTTGGCGACAGAAAAGAAGTAGGCAGATATAATACAATCGCAACTTGGCAATCAA